GCGGCAATTATCGCGGCCCTATGGGGTGTAAATAATCACCTAGCTAATCAGGCATATGAAGCAAGTCCGCAACTACAAAAATTAACGCAATTTTACCAACAAGCAGAAGAACAACACGATGTTGCCAAAATGAAGGAACTTGAGCGTAGGATCGAAGACCACAAGGCTCGTTTAGATTTGGGCCACGGTGATGTTATGGGCAAAGATGGTCGACCAAAAGAGGTCGTACCAGAAATGGCAGATATCTTAAAACTGGCAGGCCTAAATAGATAATTTGGATCTAGTATGTTATCTAGCCTTAGGTTAAAGAAATATACTAATAAATTTGAAACAACCTGCGGTTTGGATAGTCTTGAGGGTTGTCTATCCAAGACACATTTTTTAAACTTTCCCCGCGAAATATCATACCAATATAATAAATGGGGCTACAGAGATAATGACTGGCCTTCTGATTTAACAAATCAATTATGGTGCTTAGGAGATAGTTTTACTCAAGGCCTAGGACAACCATTTGACGAAATATGGCCTCAGGTATTAGAACGAGAACTAAATCAGCGAACGATTAATGTCAGTATGAATGGTGCTAGCAACGACTGGATAGCCAGGAGAGCTGAATATATATTAACTAGTTTTAATCCTAAGTCTATGTTTATTATGTGGAGTTATCCTCATCGTAGGGAAGACCCCGATACTAGCAAACTCGACGAAGACAGAACGCTGAATTTTGATGTTGCTGATTTTGATGACCTACAAAATTTAAAAAATAATATAGATAAAGTGTCAGCGGCTGATACTAATTTGTGTACTATACACTCAATTGTCCCCCAGGCATCCAGATTATCCAAAAAAATAATTGCGCATCAATTTGAGGGTTTAAAATTCTTCCACCCTCCTGAAATGGTTGATCGAGCTAGAGATTTCCATCATTTTGGACGCAGGACAGCTGAAATGATTGCCAAAGAGTTCAGTTGTTGGCAAAATAAAATCAAAATTTAGCACTTTGACTATTGCAATGATAAATAGATGTGTGTATACTTAACCCTATGCACACATTTTTCTTTTTAGTCAGTCGGCTTTAAAGAAGAGGCATAATTTAAACATTAAGGAAAAACTATTATGGCAACTCTAGCAGAAATTCGCGCTAAACTTCAATCAAGCGCACAAGCAACTCAAAACTACACCGCTGGTGATAACGCAATTTATCCCCACTGGAACATAGCAGAAGGTGCAACGGCAACTGTCCGTTTCTTACCCGATGCAGACCCAAACAACACTTTTTTCTGGATCGAACGCTCGATCATTAACTTGCCTTTTGCAGGTGTGAAAGGTGATACTAATTCCCGTCCAGTAACTGTAAAAGTTCCTTGCATGGAAATGTGGGGTGAGACATGCCCAATTCTTACAGAAGTTCGTCCATGGTTCAAAGATAAGTCTTTGGAAGACATGGGTCGTAAGTACTGGAAGAAAAAGTCTTATCTGTTCCAAGGTTTTGTTGTTGATTCAAAATTCCAAGAAGACAAGACTCCAGAGAATCCAATTCGTCGATTCATCATTGGTAGTCAAATTTTTAACATTGTTAAAAACGCATTGATGGATAGTGAAATTGAAGAATTGCCAACAGACTATGTCCGTGGCTTGGACTTCAAGATTGCAAAAACATCTAAAGGCGGTTATGCTGACTATTCTACTAGTACTTGGGGACGTCGTGAGCGTGCCTTGAACGAAGCAGAAAAAGCCGCAATTGAACAATATGGTTTGTTTAATTTGAGTGACTTCCTGCCTAAGAAACCAGGTGATGTTGAACTGAAGGTTATGAAAGAAATGTTTGAAGCATCTGTCGATGGCGAAGCATTTGATATGGACCGTTGGGGACAATACTTTAAACCAGACGGCATGAGAGGCGGCAGTGGTAATGGTAATGCACCAGCTCCGGCAGCTCGTCCTGCGGTAGCTCGTCCAGCACCTGCTCCAGTAGCAGAAGATGAAGATGATGCTCCGTTTGATGCTGATCCAGCACCAGTAGCAAAAACAGCAGTTAAAGAAGATACACCAGCCTCGGGTGGTGATGCTTCAAGCCGTGCCGCAGACATCATTGCGATGATCCGTAAGCGTCAACAAAACTAAAAGGAGATAGACTATGGTAAAGGCCTTCGATTTATCGAAGTTCCGTAAGTCTATCACTAAAAGTATTGATGGCTTAGGAATTGGTTTCAACGATCCAACAGATTGGATCTCAACTGGCAACTATGCCCTAAACTATCTTATCTCGGGGGACTTCTTTAAGGGAGTCCCTTTAGGTAAGGTGACGGTATTTGCTGGAGAGTCTGGTGCGGGTAAATCATATATCTGCTCAGGCAATATTATTAAGGCGGCTCAAGAACAAGGCATTTATGTCATCCTTGTTGACAGTGAAAATGCTCTTGATGAAAAGTGGTTGCTAGACTTGGGTGTGGATACTAGCGATGATAAGCTGTTAAAACTTAACATGGCCATGATTGATGATGTAGCTAAGACTATTAGTGAATTCATGAAAGAGTACAAAGTCATGCCGGACGCTGATCGTCCCAAGGTGTTGTTTGTAATTGATTCATTGGGTATGTTATTGACTCCCACAGATGTCAATCAGTTTGAAGCAGGTGAGATGAAGGGCGACATGGGTCGTAAACCCAAAGCACTTACAAGTCTTGTTCGTAACTGTGTAAACATGTTTGGCAGCTACAATGTAGGTATGGTTTGTACAAATCACACATACGCAAGTCAAGATATGTTTGATCCAGACGACAAAATATCAGGTGGACAGGGTTTTGTTTACGCATCTTCTATTGTGGTTGCCATGAAGAAGTTGAAGTTAAAGGAAGACGAAGACGGCAACAAAGTCAGTGATGTATTAGGTATTCGTTCAGCTTGTAAGATCATGAAGACACGCTACGCAAAACCTTTTGAAACCGTACAAGTTAAGATTCCTTATTCAACAGGTATGGCGCCAACCTCTGGTCTGGTTGACATGTTTGAAAAGATGGGTGTATTATCTAAAGTGGGAAATAAACTGGCATATACCAGTAAGGCCACTGGAGAAATCCTTGCAGAATTCCGTAAAAATTGGACGGAAGATAAACTTCGTTTGATTATGGAAGAATGGGATGAATCAACAGTAAGACCCACAGTAACTATTGAAGAAACAGAGGATGAAGTATAATGGAAGAAAGTTTGATTGTTGAACTATGGGATGTATTCAGAGAATATGTTCCAGAAAAAAATCGCGAAGCGGTTGCGGCACACTATGTAGACTTCTTACTAGGCAAAGATGTCGAAATTTCGATCCTTGAAGGACTGATGGGATATGATCCACATTTGGATCTAGCCATCGAAACTGTTGTTGAAGAAGAGCAACAAGACGATGAATTAGATGACGATGTAGATTATTACGAAGGCGAGGATTAATTGTGTCTTGGTACGCTAAAGTTAGCAAAGACATAGCGCACCTTCCGAACTGTTTAGATCATTTTTACAATGAACTAGACCAGGCTAGAGCAGAAGTCAAAGTACACGGAAATGTAGAAAAGGCTTCTGCTCAACTTCCCGGTATTGTTGAGCAACGATTCAATCAACTGCAAGAAGTTGAAGCAATCTTAGAATATTTAAACATTGAGCTACGCCGTATTAGGTCTAAAGCATTTAGAAAATACTTGGAAACTTACCAACGGGCATTGAGTAGTCGAGATTGTGAAAAATATGTGGAAGGTGAGCCCGATGTCATTGATATGGAGAAAATTATCAATGAATTTGCCATGCTACGAAATCAATGGCTGGGAATTATCAAAGGTCTTGACATCAAGCAGTGGCAGTTAAGTAATATCATCAAACTTCGAGCCGCAGGTTTGGAAGATATCAGTTTATAACAATGGGCAAAGATTTGATCTTTGCCTATTTTTATGCTATAATAAATCATGTACATTGAAGACCTAATTTTTGAACTTGCTAGACTAAGAATTGGTACCCTTAACAACTGGGACCATAATATAGTCTTGAGTTTTTGTGATCAAACAGGTCGAGGATCGGCATTTACAGAAAAACAGTCCGACCTAGCAGTCAAGATATTAAAAAGATATTCTACAACATTATCAGCTCGCCTAAATTCTGATGTTAGTGGATTTTTAGAGACCCCCAAGTTCAAATTAGCCATTAGAAAAATTACTAATTCTCGTAGAATAAGTATTTTGCCAGATAACACCTACGGAAAAATTATTAAGGTAGAATTTCCCTATGACGAATCTGTTATAGCAGATATTCGTAATACTAAAAACAAATTAGGTCCGGCAGTATGGAACAAAGATCTAAAATCTTGGATATTTGCCCTTTGTGAAGCCAATATTAAATTCGTCTCTGACCTTAGTTTAAAAAATGAGTGGACGATTGACGAAGAATTTTTAAATTATCAAAATCAAATTGCTAAAATTCAGCAAGATGTTGAAAATTTTGTACCTATGGTAGTGCTAGAAAATAATACTCCGAAATTTAAAAATGTGCATAAAAATTTGCCTAATTTTCAAGGTGTGGACATAATCGAATCACTGTTCGCGGCAAGAAAATATGGAATCACGGTATGGTCAGATGAGATTGATGCAGTATTGAATCAAGACACCACTGATCCCTTGGTCATAGAATTTTTAAAATCTAGTGTCGATACCGGCTTCAACATAAATTCTGAAAAAATACCGTTTTCTGACATTTCCGAGCTGGTAAAAAATATGTTGCCCTGTATGGTTGTTATACCCGGCGGCTCTGAGCTTAACACATTACTAGAAAGTTATGATCTTTTCCATCAAATGGGTATCAATGATAGTGAGATGAGTGTCATGTTCCGTTTACCCACCGAAACTGGCAAAGAATTTAACGATTTTGTTAAAAAACAGGCCTTAAATTCGCCAATTTCTGACAAAACGAAGGTAGTTTTTATCAGTAGTAAATTACCCAAGCCTGTGTTAAAATCTAATATAAAATTTAACTGTATTTTAAACCTAGGAATTGGCGGTGTGCATTATTCGATTAGAGAATACCTGTCAAGACACCATAATTTAATAAATTTTTCAGGAAAATCTAAAGAAATGGAGTTTGCTTTTGTCATCATGTAAAATTGTTATCAAGGATGAAGTTAACATCAAGATAGAAAATCTAGATCTTGACACTCGCAAGGCCTTGGTTAAAAAGTTCAAGTATGAGGACCCTACTGCTCGGTTCCGTCCAGCCTATAAATTAGGTCGATGGGATGGTACTGTGAGCTTTTTTGGTCTTGGGGGCACAACTTACCTCAGCATGCTTCCACAGGTATTGGAATATTTAGAAAGTAAAAACTTTAACATCGAAGTAGAAGATCTGCGTCAAGCAGGTGCCCTAGAATTTAGTGAAATTTTTGAAGATTTTTGGGGTGATCAGACCTGGCCAGTAGGTCATCGCTTTGCAGGTGAAAAGATCAGATTGCGAGATGATCAGACTGAGGTGATCAATAAATTTTTAGCCAATCCTCAATGTATACAAGAAATCGCTACGGGTTTTGGCAAGACCATTACCACCGCAACTCTGGCAAAAATCTGTGAAAAATACGGTCGAACAATAACCATTGTTCCTAATAAATCACTAGTTGAACAAACAGAAGAAGATTTTATCAACTGCGGTCTTGACGTAGGTGTTTACTATGGTGATAGAAAAGATCTAAACAAGATGCATACAATTTGCACTTGGCAAAGTTTGAATATTTTAGATAAAAATAGCAAAAACTGGGACGAAGCAGCCAGTGCGAAAATTGAAATGTTGTTGGACAATGTACAATGTGTGATGGTCGATGAAGTTCACATGGCCAAGGCAGAAGTGCTGAAAACTCTACTGACACATAACCTTGCAAAAACACCAATTCGCTGGGGCTTAACAGGAACAGTACCAAAAGCAGACCACGAATTTCAAAGTATTCGTGCTAGCCTAGGAGAAGTTATTCACAGAGTCAGCGCACACGAATTACAAGAAAAAGGTGTACTGAGTAATTGTCATGTTAACATTGTACAGACCGCCGAATGGAAGGAATTTGGTAGTTATGCAGAGGAATTGAAATTCTTAGTCACTGACAAAGATAGGATGCAGTATGTTAGTGACCTAATACAGGGCATTGCAGAAACAGGAAACACGCTAGTTCTTGTTAATCGTATTGACTCGGGTAAAAATCTAGTAGAAACATTGCCAGATGCAGTGTTTATTTCAGGCGAAGTAAAAACAAAAGATCGCAAGGCAGAATATGACGAAGTTAAAACAGTTGACAATAAGATTATTGTGGCAACTTATGGTGTGGCCGCTGTGGGTATTAATATTCCTCGGATTTTTCATCTGGTTCTCCTTGAGCCCGGAAAGAGCTTTGTCCGCGTTATACAATCAATTGGACGCGGTATTCGGAAAGCCGACGATAAAGACTTCGTACAAATTTGGGATGTCACAGCATCAACAAAATATGCCAAACGTCACCTTACAGAACGCAAAAAGTTTTACAAGGATGCGAAATATCCCTTTACAATTCAAAAGGTCAAATACCAATAATGCAGATTCTAACATTAGATAATAAAATTTTTCATCTCAACGATTTACCAGACGAGATAGACGAGGACTTGAGATTCTCAGTACTAGATAACAGTGACAATGCTAATCCCGATTACTTTTTCATACCATTAATTTTCTTGGAGAGTTTTACTGGCCCGGCGACGGTATTGAGAATTGGTCCACACGAACTGACTATGCCATTAGATTGGTGTACTATTGTAGGGGATCCCGAAGGGCCTGAAATGGAAGTCTTGCCCCTAACCAGTTTGAATGATCGAGGATTTAAGACATTTTGTTTTAATCCCCTAAGCGGATTTAGGCCGGAATTTTTTGAAATTGATATCATCGATGTCTATCAAGATGTAAAATGGTATTTTCCCAAGATGCGTCCTGGACAATTATTATGCACACCACTACATGATGGACAAGGTCCAAGCTGTGCATACTTTGTAAAAGAAGTTTCTAGACAAAGTGAGATTGTAGATTATACTAAGTGTTGGTAATATGGGCAATTTAAAACCAGGTGTAAAATATATCTATGAACGAGCAGGCGGAATTGTCTATGCTCGAGAATTTGGGGCGGATCCTAGTACAAGAAAAGAGATCGGTTATGATTACGATTCTCGAACCAGTGACGGCCGCCCGTTACGAGACCACCTAATGGATGATAAACTTTGGGGGGAAATTCGGAGAGCAGCCAAGACCGATAAGGCTTTACAACAGGCCCTAGATCGTGTTAAAGTACAGTACTACCTTAGCAAAGATAAAGACGATGGCAACAGCAAAACTTGATATCAAACGAGAACTTAATGCAGTAGATCAAAAGAACTACGATTTCTATGATAATCTTACAGACGAAGAAAAGAAAGCATTTAGTCCTTATATCTTGATGAGATATACTGCCAGCTGTGCAGGCGATCGTGATATTCAAGAATGGTTTGTAGAGACTACTAACGAATTTGTAAATAAAAATCACTTTGATCTTAGCAAAAATCACAAGGCATTGTTGTGGAAACTTTTTGCGGCTACTGGGGCAGGTATATCTACATATCACCCCTATCTAGCCGCAGGTAAAAAAGACAAGGCCAATAAGATCGAAAAACTATTGTGCGAAATTTATCCTGCTATGAAGATGGATGATATCAAACAGATAGCTTCGATGATGAGTAAATCAGACAAAGAAGAATTGTTTGATAAAATGGGTCTTGATAAAAAGCAACGGAAAGAATACGAGTGAGTCGACTAATTACATTTGGATGTTCGTGGACAGCCGGCAGGGGATTGAGTAATCCTCTGGCCGAATCTTGGACAGCCGTACTAGGTAATATGTTAAAATTGGAATCTGTTAATAACGGTCTTGCTGGCGCAAGTAATTTAGAAATACTCTATAATATTCTAAATTTTGATTTTAGTTCTAGCGATATAGTTGTCATCTTATGGACATTTAAAGAAAGAGATCTAGTATTTGATACAAACAATTCATTTTTAAGAATAGGTCCTTGGATGGATAAACTTAGAGATCCGGAAGGGCATCGTAGATTACTTAATTGGTCATCTGCTCACAGCGATCGAGATAATTTTGTAAGGTGTACATTATATATTCATCATGCTAAAATGTTTTTAGAAAACAAAAAAATTAGAAACTATGATTTTTCTATAAATCAAACTGAATCTTTATTAACTGACTGCCCCCAATGGACAAGTGTAGATAGAAATTATGCTACACAACCTAATTTAAATGTAATCGACAGAGGCAATGATACTGTACATCCAGGACCGAATTCTCACAGCCAGTTTGCAAAACAGATATATCAATTAATCACAGAATGAAATTAGATCAACCATTTACCTGTGTTCATTGTAACAAGAGTTTCATGCAAGAGAAAACTCTATATGCTCACATGTGTGAAAAGAAAAGACGAGCTTTACAAGAAAAAGAAAAGCGTGTTCAAGCAGGTTTTATGGCTTTTAATCGATTCTGGCAGTTGGCACAAGGCGGAAAGAAAAATAAGACCTACAAAGAATTCTGTGATACTGCCTACTATAATGCCTTTGTAAAGTTTGGCAGTTTTTTAAACAATGTCAATCCGCTATATCCAGAAAAGTTTGTTGACTATGTAATCAAGAGCGGTGTTAAATTGGATCATTGGTGCAGAGATGAACTTTACGAAAAGTATCTCTATGAGATGATTAAGGTAGAACCTGTTGAATCTGCGGTGCAAAGATCAATACAGACTATGATGGAATGGGCCGATGAGCAAAATGCAAATTTTGCACACTACTTTCGATATGTAAGTCTTAACAGAGCGGTACATGACATTCTAAATGGCAAGATAAGCCCGTGGGTTATTCTGAATAGTGTTACAGGGCAGGCAATGGTGAGTGGTATGAGTGACGAGCAATTAAATCTAATTGCGCCTGCTTTTGATTTGCCCTATTGGATTAAAAAATTCAAATCAGAACCGGCTGATGTTGCTCTGGTTAAAGAAATTTGTTCGGAGACAGGAATTGAGTAATAAGGCTAGATTTTGTGAAAGTTTTCAGGCTATTATCGAAGATAGCCCTCGACGATTTCGTAGAACAAAACCTTTGCCCGATACATGGTGGAAAGATGTAGCCTATACCATCGGGTATGAGGATCGAGGGCTTCGTCCAGAACTTGAAATTGAAGATGTAAAAGCAGTTGCAATACATTTACCGGAAGAGAACTTATCAGATCTACTGAGGATTGCGGCTACATCGAATATATACAAAGAGATAGAAATACGCAACAATGTTCCAGCTGTAAAGAAAGCATGGGAGCAATATCAACTATTATTAAAGATGTGTGGTGGAGATTATTAAATGACAAGATTAAATGGGTTCGTAGAAAAAGGTTGGGGGCATGAATTTATTTTTGCCTCTAATGACAAGTACTGTGGTAAGATACTAAAGTTCAATAAAGATGCAAAATTTAGTATGCACTTCCATAGTGAAAAAGATGAGACATGGTTTGTACTAGAGGGGGTGTTTGAAGTTAAATTTATTAATACCAAAGATGCTAGTCAAGGCAGTCAATTCATTAGAAAGGGCGATGTATGGCACAATCCTCCGTTATTTCCTCATCAGGTTATCTGCATCGAGGAAGGTGCCCTAATTGAAGTTAGCACCCCCGATTCAGTTGAAGACAACTATCGTGTGGCAAAAGGCGACAGCCAGAAAGGTTAATATGTATAAAACAATTTACACAGAAGTAGAAGTAGATGTTGATCTAAGTGAGTTTGATACTGAGGATCTACTTGACGAATTAGCAAGTCGCAGTTCACTACCAGTAGAAGGTTCAGACGACTCTAAAGAGTTACTTGAGAAAATCTGGCTCAAGCGCAGGCTAGGTAATCATGATTATCAAGACGAGTTGGATAAATTAATTTGGTTAGGCCTAGGTAGAGTTATTTGATGAGAATTTTAATCACAGGAGATAGAGGTTTCGTAGGTCAAAATATGATCCAGCATCTGTCTGACCATGATTTAAAATTTTTCGAATGGGGCGAAACATACCCTGATGTCACAGGCCTCGATTGGGTCATACATCTAGGTGCTATTAGCTCTACTACAGAACGCAACATTGAAAAGATAATGGAACAGAATTATGATTTCAGTGTATGGTTGTTGCATCAATGCCGAGAAAAAGGTGTTAACTTTCAATATGCCAGCAGTGCCAGTGTCTACGGTTTAAAAACAAATTTTAAAGAAACTGCACCCGTAGATCCTCTAAGCCCCTATGCGTGGACCAAATATCTCTTTGACAAATATGTCGCTGAAGGTAACTGGCCCGGCATATTTGTACAAGGGTTCAGATACTTCAATGTCTATGGTCCCCACGAAGAACACAAGGGTAATCAGGCAAGTCCATTTACACAGTTCGAACGTCAGGCAAAAGAAACGAGAGTAATTAAACTATTTGAAGGTAGTGAAAATTATCTAAGAGATTTTGTTCCTGTAGAAACTGTATGCGAAGTTCATAGAAAGTTTTTTGATGTATACGAAAGCGGATTATGGAATGTCGGAACTGGTGAAACTATGAGCTTCCAAGAAGTTGCAGATTTGTATGCGGCCATGTATAATGCCCGTATTGAATATATTCCCATGCCCGATGCAGTTAAAAACCAATATCAAACCTACACCTGTGCAGATGTGACTCGATTAAGAAAGCACTATCCATGAAGGTAATGGTTAATGGAACATTCGATATCTTGCATAGAGGACATCTTCAGATGTTACAGTATGCCAAGAGTCTCGGGCATCATCTGCTAGTAGCAATAGATACTGATCGCCGTGTAACAGAATTAAAAGGACCTACTCGTCCCGTCAATAATCAAAACGACAGACGATTCATGTTAGAAAGTCTGCGCTGTGTAGATACAGTTTATTTCTTTGACAGCACAGAAGAACTGATCGAACTGATGAAAAAATATCAGCCCGACATCTATGTAAAAGGCAGCGATTGGAAAAAAGATCGTAAATCAACAGCACATCAATATTGCGATAAAGTAATTTACTATGACAGAATTGAACAATACTCAACCACAAACACCATTCAAGATATTATTAATCGGGGATAACTGTACCGATGTATATCAGTTTGGTACTGTAGATCGTATCAGCCCCGAAGCACCTATTCCTGTGTTTGTTCCTAGATACAAGGAAGAACGTCGTGGAATGGCCGGTAATGTTTTCGATAATCTAGAAGCACTGGGCTGTGAAGTGAGTTATCTGTTTGGAGATACTTCTGTCAAAACTAGATTGATTGATAGCCGTAGCAAACAACAGATTGTAAGAATTGATAACGACATGCAATCTGATCCTATCCAATTTGATACAGCTATACCTAACATGTATGATGCTGTGGTTATCAGTGATTATAATAAAGGTACAGTCAGCTACGAGCTAATTGAAGAAGTGATTGCCGGGGTTAGCTGTCCTGTGTTTATTGATACAAAGAAAACTGACTTGTCTCGATTCCAAGGCGCTTGGGTCAAGATCAATGAATTAGAATATAGTAAACTCACAAGTGAGTGTTCCGGAGTGATTACCACATTGGGCAGTCAAGGTGCTAGATTATGGGATGAGATTTATCCTACCAAAAAGGTAGAAGTTACAGATGTCTGTGGAGCAGGTGATACATTCCTATCCGCATTAACTGTCCAATACCTATATACAAATGACATAAAAAAAGCTATAATATTTGCTAATGTTGCCGCAGGTATCACTGTGCAACATTTGGGTAACTACGCACCATCATACGACGAGATTAGAATTGCCGGATATTGATATAGACTTTGCCGATAGGACAAAAATACTCGATATTATCGAGCATACTCCTGCGGCCATGATCGATCAAGATGGCATTTTTAAAAAGCACAATTCAGGCGTATATTGTACTGCTATCCCAGTTAATCCATTAACTAATACTGCTAGCCTAGATTATAAGGAAGCAGAAGATCGTGGCTATTTTAAAATAGATTTCTTGAATGTCAGTGTGTACAATGATGTTCGAGATGAAACACATCTAAGACAATTAATGGAGACCGAACCTCTATGGGACCTTTTAGAGCAGGACGATTTCAGCAATTTACTATTTCACCTCAACGGACATGGCGCTATATTACGTCAGATGAAACCGACAACGATATCCCAACTAGCGGCAGTTTTGGCTATGATACGCCCTGCCAAACGCTATCTGATTGGGAAAGATTGGCACTCGGTGATGACAGAGATATGGACGAAGCCGGAGAATGACGAGTACTACTTTAAGAAAGCGCATGCCATTGCCTATGCGCATGTGATTGTAGTGCAGATGAATTTAATCTGCGAAAAGATGTCAGCGTCGAACAGCTCTAACTAACTGTATTGATTTGCGTTTGATTCGCTTTTCTGCGATATCGCTGAGGTTTACTGTAGGTCCGAACACCACCTCTACATCCTTGCTGTTAAATGTCTTAATGGTATATCTAAACGGACTCATGTCCTGTTTTAAAAAAATATTAATAGGGATTCGACGATTGCTTTCCCACCACCAAACTTCACCTAGCTCAAGAAATCTAGATTTTTCAACATCTGTTTTTATCATACTGATATCATACATGCTGACCACATAATCATCGAAGTTGACAACGATGCCCACATATTCTATGTCGTTAGACTTAATGCAGGCGATGAATGGATGATTTTGTTGGAAGCTACTCGATGATGACATTGTTATTCAATAAATACTCTTATGCAAACTTTACCAATCTATTTATACTCTAATAAACTCGACGTAATATTAGATTTGGATTTTACCACCAGGGGAGCCAATAGGGTCATGTATCAGAACGATTTAAAAGTACAAAAAGGAATCAAAAACAAGATCCGTGTGCAGTTTAAAAACAGCGATCAAAAGCGTATCCCTATTTCGAATACACAGACATTTGTGTTCAGTATGTTTGATGCTAGCAACCAAATGTTGATGTTGGAAAAACAACTGGTAGTAATTGATGACGGATCAACACTAGGGTTACGGGGACTAGCTGAACTGATCCTAACAGAAAGCGATACATTAGATTTACCAAAGTCTAGTTATCAGTACAGTATCAAATATCAGGATCCCGCTGACGGAACTTACTTGCCTGCATACTCAAATACCTACTATAATATAGCAGGAACACTTCAACTATTAGAAGATATCAATCCTGTATTAAAGCCCAGTCAAGAAGTAGTCAGCTTTCAACATTCGTATAACCAAGGCAGTATGGTCTACGAATTTACCAGCGGCGACGTCTATGCATATCCAGAGTTTAAGGCTAATACAGCTCTGCATACTGCGGCTATCTACATGACCAATTTCAAAGGTACAGTCTATGTACAAGGTACACTAGACAACAGTACCAATATGCACAATTATTATACCATTGCCACTTTAAACTACAATGGCTTCAAAGGAGTCGATTATTTAAATTGGAATGGTATATATTCATATGTGCGATTCAAGTTTGTTCCGGCCAAAGGCCCAACTGATTCTACCAATAACAACCCTGCATACTACGGGTCGCTTGACAAAGTCCTTTACAGAAGTTAAACTAGTAGCATGGATGAAATCTATGCAACAGTGATGGCTCTCTTGCCACCTAAACGAAAGTCTACGCTCAGCGGCTGGATTTCGTTCAATGCTGTCTGCTGTCATCATAGAGGTAACAGCCAAGATACTCGCATGCGTGGTGGCATACTGCCCAATCAAAAGGGCGGATTTCAATATAACTGTTTCAACTGCAACTTCAAGGCAGGATGGACTCCGGGCAATTTACTCAGCAACAATACCAAGCAGATGTTCAGCTGGCTAGGTATGACAGAGTTAGAAATTGGAAGACTGGGTCTAGTTGCTCTTAGATTGAGGGATGAGCAGGCACCGGTTGTTAAAGAATTAAAATTTGATCTGGAAGAAAGGCCTTTGCCCGAAGGTGCCAAGAGTATCAAAGAATGGGCCATGACAGGCTGTGTAGAACCAGATTTCTTATCAGTGATTGACTACATTGACAGTAGAGGTATGAGCATAGATTGGTATCCTTGGTTTTGGAGTCCGGAGCCAGGTTATCGAGATCGTGTGATACTACCATTCTATCACGAAGGTAAAATAGTAGGCTACACAGGTCGTAAGATCAAAGATGGCAAACCAAAGTATCTAACACATAGCCAACCTGGGTGTGTATTCAATATTGATCATCAAGATTATCAAAGAAAATTTGTCATAGTGGTAGAAGGACAGTTTGATGCTGTCGCAGTTGATAGCTGTGCTGTGATGCATAATGAGATCAGCGATGTACAGGTCATGAGATTGAACGCATTGAATCGAGAGGTAATCATTGTACCTGATCGAGACAAGCCCGGTGCCCAACTGTTGAAGTATGCGATAAAGAATAATTGGTCAGCCAGTTTGCCTCCTTGGGGTGATGATATCAAGGATGTTGCCGATGCAGTTAAACGATATGGAAGGCTCTATGCGCTAGCCACGATCTTGCACTATAGAGTCTCGGGAGAGATAAAAATAAATCTAATTAAGAAAAAACTTGAAGGTATAGATGACTAAAACAAACTACGACTATAAAATGCAGAAATTGTATTTGGAAATGTTTCTCAGTGATGCGGAAACTTTTATCCGAGTACAGAACATTTTTGATCCTGAAAACTTTGATCAAAAGCTAAGAGACGCCGCAGAATTTATCAACAAATATGTTGATGAATACAAGGTCATGCCCGAGGCTAATATTGTCAATGTGTCAACTAACAGTGACTTTAATCCTGTTGCTCTGCCCAAGGAAAATTATGATTGGCTGATGGATGAGTTTGAGACTTTTAGTCGACACAAGGGGCTAGAACGAGCGATCATCAAAAGCAGTGACCTATTGGATGCGGGTGACTATGGCCCTGTAGAAAAGCTGATTAAGGATGCTATCCAGATTAGTTTGAATAAGGACATGGGCACAGATTACTTTGAAGATCCCAAAAGTCGTTTGACCAAATTGAAAGATGGTAATGGACAAATTTCAACAGGATGGCCCAGCATTGATAAAAAGCTGTACGGTGGATTTAATCGTGGCGAGTTGAATATTTTCTGTGCAGGATCGGGCGGTGGTAAGAGTTTGTTCCTGGCTAATCTCGGCGTTAACTGGGCCCTACAGGGACTAAATGTCCTATACCTAACATTTGAGTTGAGCGAAGGACTAGTGGCCATGCGATTGGATAGTATGACCACAGGTATTGGTACCCGAGAGATTTTCAAGAGCATCGATGATGTTGAACTCAAGGTTAAAATGCTGGGTAAAAAGGCAGGAAACCTGCAAGTTAAGTATATGCCTTCGGGGAAAAATTGTAACGATATTCGAGCCTATTTGAAAGAATATCAGGTCAAAAAAGGCGTGAAACCCGATGTTTTATTAATAGATTACCTCGATTTGATGATGCCTTTATCAGTGAAGGTATCGCCCAGCGATCTGTTTGTAAAAGACAAATATGTATCAGAAGAGATTCGAAATCTAGCAATGGAAACACAATGTATCACGGTTACAGCGAGTCAGTTAAATCGTAGTGCTGTTGAGGAAATTGAGTTTGATCACAGTCATATTTCGGGCGGTTTGTCAAAGATCATGACAGCGGATAATGTGATTGGTATCTTTACCAGTAGGGCTATGAAAGAACGCGGACGCTATCAGATACAGTTTATGAAAACTCGTAGTTCCAGCGGTGTAGGTCAAAAGGTCGAACTAGAGTTTAACTTGGATACTCTGCGTATCACTGATCTAGGCGAAGAAGAACAAGAGTCATCTTTCAGTCAACAAAAAACACAGTCCAATAACTTATACTCGGGATTCAAGAGAACCAGTGTGGTCAGTACAGGCACAGTGGATCCAGAAACAGGAGAAATTGATCCCACACAGGGTATCAGTGTTGGCAAGATTGCCGCAGCCAAACCTAAATCAGAAGCACCCTTGATGCGTAAGATGCTACAGAATATCAATCCCGAAAAGGATTAAAACCAACTGTTGATCTGCATCTTGGCACTTTCTTCTATGACCCGATCCCACATCAGTACTTCGGGAGTTTGGAAAGTGTTTTCAATAGTGGCTTCTACAGGTTCCCAGCGATGTCTGGACTCCTGCGGGCGTATCTTGTGATTCATCTGTAGATCAAAGTGTCCGTTGGCCCAAAACCAAAAGCCCATGCAGGCTTTGAAATGTTCGGGTCCTTCGTCTCTGCTTAGGGCGGCAAACACACTGATATCATTGGTAATGCCAATATCATCAGTGATCTGCACCGTGCTCAGACCCGACCAATCCATGCTGTGTATCACATGTATCTTATTGGCGCTGGAAGACCCTCCGCTGTACAAAGGGTCGTCTCTGTGATAGTCAATGCCTAGATTTTCGTTGACTATGTTCTTAAGTACAGGGATATTAACCAACTGATTGATTCGTAGCCCCACTGCGGTATCGGGTGTATGGTTCACCATTAGAATGACTGAATGATGATGCTCATCCTGAGGATTGCAAGGATGACTTGCTATTAGGTGACCTTGATAATTGTTCCAACTCATGCTCATATGATTATTTAACCAATAAATAAACGACTATGAGCCTAAACGAGTTTGCCGCCCCAATTGAATTACATTCGGAACTGAACCCACGCCTTTGGCATGAGGGCAAACTGCGCCCCGAAGTCAAAAGAAGCCTGATCAAAATTGCCCAGGATTTTTACCGTTATATTGGTATAGAATTTACTGTTAAGGATCTAGTGGTAGCCGGCAGCAATGCGGCCTATACCTATACTGAACATTCGGATTTGGATCTACATCTCATAGCGGACTTTGACACAGTCAGCTGTGATCGCGAAGCCGCAGAACTGTTTGACACCAAGCGTCTGCTCTACAAGGAAGAATACAGCCTAAAGATCCGCGGCATACCCGTGGAGCTCTATGTAGAAGATCAACGGCACCCTGCTGTCTCGGCCAGCTACAGCCTACTGACAGATCATTGGATCAGGGAGCCGGTAAAAGACATACCTCCTCATGATATGGGTCAAGTTGAAGAACTAGCCCAGTCCTGGAGAAATCTCATCAAGCAGGCCATGAAAACTGGTAATTTAACTGCCTGTAGAGCCAGCCTGAGTCTGCTACGCAGATATCGCAAGCTGGGCCTCAAGAATCCCGCTGGTGAGTTCAGTGTGGAAAATTTAGTCTATAAAAGTCTCAGAAATGATAGTACAATAAAGGGCATAGTCAAGTTAATCAATCGACTACATGACACCGAACTAAGTATTAGTCAGCAGTAGCTCTTTTATAGGAAATTATCACAGATGGCAACAATTTATGTAGACATGGACGGAGTAGTGGCCGACTTCGACGGCTTTGCTCGTCAAAAGCTGGATTCAAAGAAATTCAACAGTGCCCTGGATCGTTGGGAAGACGCAGAATGGCAGAGACTGCGGGAAGTTCCCAATCTCTATCGTCAGCTGCCAAAAATGCCCAAGGCTGACCTCATGATGCTCAAGGCCCAGCGATTTGTAGATGACCTAGGTTGGGACATGTACATGCTCACAGCCATACCCCACAAGAACGATATACCCGATTGCCAGCATGACAAGATCCTTTGGATCCAGGAATACTATCCCGATCAGCGTGTGCGCTTTGGACCCTACTCAGTGGACAAACAACATCACTGCCTGCCCGGAGACATACTTATTGATGATCGGCCACAGAACTGTGAGCAGTGGCGAGCGGCTGGGGGTCGAGCGATACAGGTCTCTGCTGACTATGATCAGGCACTAGAGGATCTTGACCAGCTTTACCGGGATATTCGTAGTTTACTGAATCTTCGTTCACTCTAAGTTCACGGGCCCCATTTTTGATATGGAATCTGCGGGCCATGTCAGTTTTAGGGCTCAAGGTGACAAACTGCTCCACACGGGGCATGTGAGCCAGTATCCATTCACGCACGGCAAATATGATCTCACGCCCTGCACCAGGAGAGTAGCTCCAAACTGTGTAGAACACGGCCACACGGGCTAGGTCCAGATCCATTAGAAACAGTTGACTTTCACCAGTGGGCACCTCACTGCCAAAGGCCACACAGACCATGGCCCGAACCTGATCTGTCAGGGGGTCCACTAGGGCAAACACACGATGTGGCCCACTTACTCTCAGCAGGGGATCAATATGGGGTCTAACGGGATCGTCGGCCAGCAGAGCTAGCAGGGGATCATGGGGGTCTCGGATGGCGATCAGCATGGCAAATAAACAAAAGTACACATAGGAAAAATATATGTGTACTTATCTCAACGGGTTAAAAATTGAGGATAATTCGGAACCCGGGCCCAGAGAGCGCGAAGCGCCGAGCGGTAAAAATTTTTAATCCAGTGTGGGAGTCCTACGAGCCACCAGGCTACGATGATAGTCTGCTGATTCTGCGGCCACACGGGCCTCCTGTGCCAGTCGTTGTGCTTCTGCTGATGCGTGATTGGCAGCGGCTTCAGCGGCCTCACGAGTAGCTTCTGCCAGTTCAGCGGCACCCTCAATGGCCCGTGCCAGTTCAACACGAGCGGCGTCAACTCTGTTCCGAGCCAATAGATGACGCTGTTTCACGCGATCAAACTCTGTGGTTAGATCATTGTTGACTGCTAGATTAAAAATTCTCGATAAAAATTCCATGTAAATCTCCTATATAGATAGTCTAGTATACTGCTATTTTGATGTAGACACAAGCTGTTTATAGTTCGAATAGAACTCCTGCACCAAGGGATCCACTGACCAATCCCAGGTGTAGTCATCGGGTAGACTACGATAGCAGGCAGAGTTTTGATCCAGGTGATTGACAACCAACTGGCAGAGCAGACGATTGTTGGCTGCGTTGAGGTGACAGCTACGCATTTCCACTAGAAATTGCTCATTGATGATGTCACGCATCAGCTGATCATCAACACCTGATTGTTCACGCCAACTGACATTGTTAAGCCCTCTCAGCATGGGATAGTCCGTAGCGGGCCATGCGCTGGTGTGATCATCATCTATGGTGATGTTTACCAAGGCTATACCACGACTTCGACAACGCTGTTGTACATCTAGAAATATGCCAGCATTGATAAAGTCCAGTAGTTCATCGGTAAAGATCAATGGATATACACCGTTGCACTGCTCCAGGAGCTCTACCAATGGCTGATCTATTTGATATGGACGCTGTTTTTCAATAATCGTGTGCATGTTGGTAGTGTTGAAGTTATGTCCTTCTAGACCCTTGGGCAGATGGGGCCAACGCGATTTATTGGTCCAAACCCATACTATACGCTTGTAGAGATGATGCGTGTCGAGGAAACGCTGATAGGTGTACCAATTGCTGGCGCCCGAACGACCGTAGACATGCGGACGACTAGCGGCTTTATAGTCCCTAATAGATTTGGTGTATTCTGGTGAATAGTGTGCTACTAACTGTGTGCTCCAAGCAGATATGTAGTAGTGTTCAGCTAGATCTGACCTTGTTAAACTGGTAACGGCACTGCAATTGGGATCTACAAATGAATCACCGTAGACAGCTAGTTCTTTACTGGGCGGCAGTTCTTTCTTGTGTTGTAGCCAGGTTTTGCGCAGTTGTTTTAGCATATGGTTGTATTTACGCGATGCCAGCGGGCCCGAGGTCTATATAGTGGGCAAAAAATTGCCGCGCAAAATTTTAGAGGTATCGAGATCTCGGCCCCAGGTGATCTAGTCTAAGTCGACTTTTATTTAGGGGTTTTTGCGGGGATTATTTGAGAACTTTTGGCATGCAAGCTAGCGGGTTAGGGTTGCATGCTTGCGTACATGCCCCCCATCCCACCTGGCCACCACCACCGGTCTGGTTAAACCAAATCAAGAGCCCGTTCACCGTAGCAGTCGAAACCTTCAGCTTCCAGCTCTGCGATGGCGTCCATCATCAGTTGCTCTACCAGTCTGACCTTGTCCACGGTGCGTATCTCTTTGTGACGCTTGCGGCGTGCTGTGCCCTGTTGATAGACTATGCGCCCGTGCTCTACGCAGTAGCTGGCATCCTTGTCTGCTGTAGGATTACAGCATGTAGGCTTGAACTGGCTAGTGTCCGGGCCTATGTATTGGCATAGGTACTGCCCGTAGTCTTGATCATTGTTGGTCATCGTGCTTGTCCTTGTTCTTCAGTGTTGCTTCTAGGTCAGCCAGCTCTTGCTCTGCAGTCTTGCTCTGTTCTCGATCCAATCGTTCGATCTGTGACTTGATGCGGGCGATCTGCCACATGCTGAGTTCAAGCACACGGCCCGCACCCATCTTGGCACCCTCGAATCTGTTGATGACTTCACTGACCCAAAACAGGCCCAGGATGCACCAGAACTCTGCGGAGTCCCACTTGACATCATAGGCACTGAGTAGGGCACCCAGTGAAGCGTATAAGACTATACGCTCCACTCTTTAGCCTCGACGCATACAGGTAGTACGAGCCATCGCCATCCAAGTGTTGGGGAATGCCTTGCGCAGATCAGCGATCTTCAAGACCATACGCAGGCTCAGCTCACGCAGAGTGTCCTTATTCTTGTTGATGAAATCCAGCACTTCATCTTTGGTGATCTCACTGAACTCGTAACGGTCCAACATGCCCTTCTGCACGATGTTCTTGATCCACAGCATCTTTTCACGCTGGGTATCCATCTCCAAGTCCATGTAGTGGCAACGGCTTTCCAACGCATCCAAGTGGCTCTTCAGCTTCTTGCTTCGAACATGCTCGAACTTGATGTTGGTAATAAAGATAGCGGCACCCTTGAACTCAAAGCGATCTGGGATACCTTCACTACGCAGGATGCGACTATCAGTGTTCCAGCTGATGAAACGACGAGCATTTGAGTCCAGGGCGCCTTTCAAAATATTAAGGCTCAGCTCTTCCTGCAGGATGTCGTCACAGTCATCAAACACCAGTACATGTTTAGCGTCGCTGAACTCGTAGAGCTTACTGTAGAGTCCGATGGAGCTCATAGCACCCTTTACCACTTCGAACTTGGGCTTGCGTTCGCCCAGGGTATCAAACAGGCCGTCCTTTTGCAGTACTGCCTCTACATTGTGGCTCTTGCCCACGCCTGGAGGGCCACTGACGATCATAGCACGGACATCGCCAGACTTCACAGCCTTGGTCATCTCAGTGAGGATATCAAAACGCTCATTCAAGCGATCCAGTATGCTCTGATCTGATTCAGCGGCGATTGCTTTTTCTTTACGAGCCACAGCTTCTGTGTCGAACTCGATAACGGTGCTGGTAACAGCGGAAGGTTTGTGTGATGCTTTAGCCATTTATTTGCCTTTCAGTGTGTGTTATTTAAGTATGTATTATAACAGGGGATCGCTCCCCTGTCAATCAAAGACCCTTCAGTCCATACGGCTTCCAGCGTAGGCCTTCAAGCCCAGCTTGCTCAGGTACTCTGCGTAGGCATAGGCACCCGCTTCTTTGACTGAGATGCTCTGAGTAGGCACGCCAGCTGGGTCCCACATGCTGAGGCATTTGGGTTTGTAGTCCTTGCGGAAGCCTGCTTTGATCAACTCCTGCGCCTGCTTTGAGTTAGTGCGGTCTACATAGACATCAACCCAACCAAAGCCACAGGCATCGCGCTCGCCAATCTTAGCGTACATCTCGCGACCTGCTGCCTCTGCAAGGGCCTTGCCGCTACGGATCTG